GGAAATTACGATACTATTAACATAAATTAATAAATCAGTCCCGTTAAGTACTCCCTGTGTCCTTGCCATCTTATAGTTGTGTTAGTGTTTCGTAAGTTTAAGTGTGTGTAGCATAGGTAAGTGATTCGCTCCCCTCAAAGGTTGCGGAGTATCCTACGGTTTCCTCATTTGCAGCGTCAATATCAAGTCCGGTGATATATCCTACACCGTACCAGTATCCCTGCTGCGTTGTTTCGGTCGAGAATTTGAGCGTTACCTCGTGCCGTGATGTGATGAACCCCATCAGGTCATCGGTCCCCTGCGTGGTAGCGTCAAATACCACAAGGCCATCGCAGCTCATTGACCAGCTACGTTTGCCCTCGCCTTTCTTTTCCCAGCCGTCGCTGTCTTTCGATGTACAATCACGGGTGTCGTGCTTGATCGTCAGCTTACAGGTTTTAGAGGCCGCAACTGCGGTCCCCTCTACATAAACCAGCAAATTCGTTCCATTGATTTCTGTTGCCATCTCCGTTATTTTTAATTACTAATCCAAAATCTAAACTCCATTGTTTTTATATTTAATTGTAAATCATCATCAAAGTCATCGGATTCGGTTACGAAAATACAGGATTTCATTACCACGCTTTCTATCGTACCCGACAGGTGATCTAATAGCCCCCGGATTGATATGCTCTTGGCAGCACAGTTCGCATACGAGGTATCGTAAACGTGGATCAGTACCGTAATGAAATCGCTCCACGCAGCGCCGTCCTTCGTGTCCGATGGGTCGCTTCGCAATATCACATAAACGCAATACGGTGCAGCGGTCGCCTGCGGCGGGTATTGCGGATATACAGCAACGGTTGAATTAACCTTGTTGTAAATTATCTTACCGACATTTGCACTTGCGAAGCTCATCGGGTCGCTATTTGAACTATACTGTTTATTAGTGTCGTTATGTTTGACTTTACCGTACTGCCAACTTCGGCCCATGCACGATCAACAAACGGATTCGGGGCCTTCTTCATTTGTTTTGTCCCGGCCATCGGGAAATGAGCATACCAGGGATCCCATCCGCCGGTAAACCGGGGACGCACCCATACGGTAGGATATTCCTTCCCCCGCCCCTTCACCTGGCCGATTGATGCCTTCAAATAGCCGGGAGGGTGGCGCCTGCTCGCATACCTCTTTGATCTCCCCCCTCTTTCCGAGCGTGGCGCCAGCTCCCGCATCTTGTCCACCAGCACCTTCGAGCTGGTCAGTAGTACAGAAAACAAAACCTTAGAATCAATAGACTGGCTGATCTTTTGCAGTTTTAACTTGACTGCCCCATCACCGATAACTTTTGCCCGTAACATCAGTATTTCTTTTCTGCGCTGATAATTAAATATCTTTTCCGGTCGCCTGTCGTTTCTTCGATATGCTTGATATAATATGTATCGCTGTCAACTTTGATCCTCATCTTTTCGGTCAGCCCCGTCCGGTAACGGATCGTAAAATTACAACGTGATGTTGCTGTAACTTTCTCGCCCTCTTTTTTCTCGTCCCCGCCGGCCCCGTCAATCTTTGCCCATACGGTCGTTAGCAACGCTTCCGATTGTGCCTTGCCGCCAAATTTATCGGCTGCGGCATCAGTAACCGTATAGATAGATATACGCCGGTCAAGTTCCCCTATCGTCATAACATTACAAGTCTATACGGGTCAAGCAGATATTTTGAATTCATTGGTATTTCGGTTGCCGTGCGCCCGGCGATAACGTCCTGGCGGTTTTCGTACCAATGCCCGATCATCATCAGAATCGCCTGCTTGATCGAAGCCGGGACTGCTGCGGCAGCACCATAGCCACACGAAAAACGTATCTTGCAGCCGTCATAATCACCCCGTACAACCGGCCAACACTCGCCGTAATTTAAGGCAACCCGGTGCGGTTCGCTGCCGGTCAATAACTGATACGTGCCGGAACTGAGGGTTTGCTCCACGCCGTTTGTATCAATATATTTAACCGATGTGATTGATATAGCCGGGGTTTTGAGTTTATACTCGGCCTCATCAAACTGATCCAGCCGAAGTTCCCAGGTCTGGGTAATTAACGGCCGCCATGTATATTCCTCAGCAACCATCCTTGCTGCCGTGATCAATGACGTTATCAGGTTGTCATCGGCAGTATCGGCTGTTTCAACTTTCAATTGCAGCTTCGCCTCGGCTAAAGTTACCGGCTCGGTTGCCGGTGCTGTTATCAATACGAATCCCATTACTTAGGTTTCCTCCCTCGTTTTTTTAATATCTTCGCCAACGGATGAGCGTCTGTCGGGGCCTCGACTGGATGCGCCATCGGCTCTCCGGCTATCTCCTGATTGGTGTCCGTTATGGCACGCTCGGTCTGATCCAGCGTTATCGCCTGTTCCGATCCCGATGATCTCTTGACCGGCTTCGCTACCGGTCGCTTGTCGGTAAGGTATTCGGCATACCCGCCTTCAACCCATGCCTTCGCTTTTTCTTCCGGCAAATCCAAAATAGCCCCTTTCCGCAGAAAGTTAGACCCGGATATGCCCATCAATGTTTTTATCTTTACCATATCTTAGGGGGTTTTGTAAAAGGGGGCGGGATGAGTTACAAACGCCCATCCCTTGCCCCTTTTGATCAATCAAGATTAAGTAGTACCGCAGTGTAAATATTTAATCGGGTTCGTTCCTGCATTAAGCAGGTGGCTCGAAGCCCGCATGAATGAAATAAACCCTACGGTAAGGTTAGCGGCATAAAGTTCGTTCAGCCGGAGCAAGGTAATATCACGGGCAATACGGATGATGAACTTTGAGAAATCACCGAAAACCATGATGATATTACCGGCGCCATAGGTAGGCATATCTGAATTTATGATATACTTATATCCCAGGATATTATCGGGGATACCAAGCTGCAAGCTCGGCTGCCACAGTGGAAGATCGGTATCGGTCCCTTTCAAAAGCCGGAGCGATTTCAGGACCGAATCCTTAAACATAAACGTACCGTTTTTGCGGTAACTTGCATCAACAGAATGGATCAGCCTGATAATGTCATCGTAGGTAATACCGGCGATCAGGGCATTATAACCGCTGTCGTAAACGATAGACGAGTTGGCACATCCTTCCGGCTGGCTCGACCCGGAGCCAACGGTAAAGTAATATGCCAGCACCCGGCCAAGCCGTTCGGCAAGCAGTTCTGCTACAAGCGTATCAATCGGCAAATAGGAATCCTGTAAAAGTTCCTGCGACACCGTTACAACTTTCGATGTAAACTTGTATGCTTTCAGGACTTTCTGCCCGAGGGTAATGGCCTGCGCAGCGTAGGTATTGGCACCGGCTTCGCCAAGAATCTCACCAATGTTGCCGGTATCGTTTACCATCGGCCAGTCAAGATCGTTACCGGAAGTGGTGCGGATGACCCTGGCAAAGTTCCACATCGGTACATAGTCTAACATCGCCTTTTCAAGTTCGGCCTGAAATCCTACCGGCACAAGATAACCGCCGGCGGAGGTCGTAGTAGTCTGATCACTACGCTGGGCAAAGATTTTCCGGCTGTCGGCGCTCATATTCTCGCCATTCAGCAAATAATCCCGCAGCGCCCGGTTTTCTTTTTCCCGTTTCTTTTCTGCTGTTTCAGTAGCTTCCGGGTTCAGGTTGATACGGGTTTCGTTCTCCTTGTCCAGTGCCTCGTGTTTCTCGATGACCTCCAACTGCTTGCGCAGTCCTTCCTGCTCATCATCGAGTTTATTCCAGCGTTCGAGGTCCTCTTTGGTCATCTCCCGCTTCTCTGTTTCGGCCTTGACTTGGATTTCTTTCATATCATGGATCAGGCCGCCACGCTTCTCTAACAACTCTTTCTTTTTCATCTTACTTTGCGTTTTGGTTTAACATAAATTTGCCCTGTTGTCAAGGCCATTATTTTTGTATTTCAATCAGTCTTAATTTCCTTTTGCAGTTCTCACGGACCGGGAAGGCATCCGGCTCGGCGGGTTCCGGTTCGGGATGTTCTGCTTCATAAAGCGCCCGGAGCGTTACCGCTACGCTATTATCGGGATAGGCAGGGTAAACTACCGGCGATATGTCCCTGAACTCTTTGAACTCCACTATTTGCCGGATAATAGGATTGTTGCCTTCCTCGATCCAGTTCTGTTTGCCGACCCTGAAAGCAAACGATGTCCCGGTAACATCGCCCCGCTTGACCGATTCCGCAAGGTCGTTTGCATAGGTGGTTTCAGGCAGTTCGATTGTATATAAAAGATGCCCATCGCCATTGACATTAAGCGAAAGGGTATTTGCCTTTGTGCGCCCCAGGATCAGGTCGGGGTTATGGTTGAACAACCCCCGGATGTCATCTTTGAGTATCGGGGCAAACGCTCCGGGCAGGATGATCTCTTTGAAGCCCCCCAAATCCTCGGAATAGCTGTTTACCTTTATCGTGCCGTCAATGAATTTTTGTTTTGTATCGCCATCCACCCTTAGTTCGATCTCTGAATGGATTACCCTTTCCTCAAAATCGGGTGCTGTCTTTTTCTTTGCCATATCTTTTACTGTTTTGGATTGTTTTGTCCTACCTGATCAACCGGGGTTACGTTTACCTGAACAAAATGTTTATCGCCTTCCGGCCCAATGCTGTTCATATCTTCCAGCGCCCGGATTTCGTTTTGGCTAAATACCCCGATATTAAACAACGGAGTATAATATTGCGCCCGGCTTGCGGCATCACCCCGGAGCAACCCCATAAGATTGAATTTTACATAGGCATCGCCCCGCCTTTTTTCAACTTCGGTAAAAAGTTTCCGGTTAAATTCCTGTTCAATCCTTACGCACCAGGGCAGAATAGTATGCTGTACAAACTCGATCCCTTGGTGTTCTATATTGTTATTTGTCGAGCGTTCCAGATCGGCCAACATATGCGGCGGGACACGGAAAATACGGGCTATTTCGTTTAGCTGGAACCGGCGGGAAAGAATAAACTGCGCTGCCTCCAACGGCATCACCTGGTTTACCCATTCCATGCCTTCTTCCAAAATCTGAATTTTATGACGGTTGCCTTCGCCTGTATGTTTCTCGTTCAGCGACTTTACCAGGTTGTCGTAGGCGGTCTTAGATAACTTGCCGGGGTGTTTCACGGTAGCCGACAGCGAAGCGCCGTTGGCAAAAAACTCTGCACCGAACCGCTGCAACCCCAGCCCTAAGCCGATATTTTCGGCTGCAACATCAATCGGCGATTTCCCCATCAACCCGTTAAATGAAAGTCCGGGAATATGCAAAATATCATCGGCATCAATAAAGCGTTCCTTTTTGCCGGTTTCTTTGACTTTGTATTTTAACTCGTTCTTATTATTTATCTGTACTTCAACATCCTGCGGCTTGATTATGTTCAGTTGCTTTATATCGTAAGTGCCGTTACGGATAATTTCGGAATAGTGATTCCCCCAAAGGCAAAGATGCGCCATCAGCGTTTCACGGTAAACAAAGGATGTCATCAGGGGGTTCGGCTCGTCATGCAATAGCCGGTAAATAGGATGGGATACGTTTATGTTTTTGTCGCCATTGGCGCTTACCTTGTAAACATGAAGCGGCAACGATGCGATGGTTTCTGATAGGATACGGACACAAGCCCAGACAGCGGAAAATTTAAGCGCCGATTCTTCATCCACCGCCTCGCCGGATGATGTTTTCTTGCCCCATACGCCGGAGGCAAGCCATTTCACGAAATTATTTATATTGCTTTCAGGGAAATCTGCTGATCTTTTTTCCCTGTTCCTGGTAAATTCAAACGAAAAACGCATCCGCTACGAATTGGTAGGGACAAAAATAATATACTTTAATGGCTTTTTATACCAACAATGTTGTATTTTTATACCAACAATGTTGTATTTTTATATAAAACAGGGAAATTAAAAAACCCCGCCAACGGTAACGTGGTCGCAAGAGGTCGAATGAAAGACACGGAATAAAAGAACAGCCGTTGTATTTATATCGTTGTTAGCAGTAATAATACTACTGCCTACGCTCGTGCATTTCACACATTCCATGTTCACTCCAATTTGAGTGTGCTCGTGGTTGTTCACCTTCAAATGATATAATACACACCCACCCCTTATGTGTTGAGCAAACACAACCTTCAACCCCTTCTGGTTTTGGTAGGGTTGTGCAATGGTAAAAATCTTCGTAGTGATGTTTGCAATTGCAACAACAACTGCCATCATGCCAACATTTATCACAATTACTACTGCTAACACAAGCTATATTTAAGCTGGGTGTTTCTGCGTTATTTGAGTTTTCTGCTTTCTTTGTCATTTTTTTGTATTTTGATAAGTTTGTAATTTCTATTCCCAGCCTAAACATAGCCCCATTCGTCAGGTGCCAGAAAGTTCTACCCGGACATTGTTCTTTTTTAAATTATACTCGATTGTCCGCATATCGTTTTAGGTTAAATCCCACCATTCGGGATGGATTAACAACTGTATCCGCCCGCCTTGTTCAAAAAATAACCAAAGTTTTACATCATTATCGTCTGTCCACCGGCCATGACTGTCGGAAATATAGCCTGTTTGCCCATTATGATATGCCTCGTAAGTCAGGCCAAAATCTTCCAGCTTAAATGTTTCTCCGTTGTAGCCGTCCCAACGGTTTGCCTTAAACCCGAAAACATTATAATTTATATAGTTACGCTCATGACACATCGGATCACTGTGCGATGCCGTCCCCCGGATCGTCAATCCGGCCCGGCGCAGGGCATAAAGCGGTAGCTCGATAACCTCCCTGATTGGCTGATGGGAGCGATAATATACCGTAATAGCATTGTTATGCCACCCGACCTCGTGTCCGTAGGCATTTTGTATCAAAAGGATAGTTTTATACATATCCGCATCACAGTATTTCCAATACGAAGCGGTATCGAGGATAAAATAAGTGCTACGGATGCCGCACTCAAATTCAAGTCGGGCCATATCGAAGGCACGATCCAGCCGCTCGTCAACATCGTGGCGCAAGACAATACCATCGCCCGGAGTTTCAAACCCTACCAAATGCGGTTTGATCTTCTCCAACAATTCGATATAATTCTTTTTATTAAATATCATTACGGAAGGAGTTTTTTAACAACATCAAACGGGACCTCTTTTGCACAGGGCAGCGCCGAGAGGTGCAACCAATGATTGATCGTAGTGTTGCATTTCAGCCCGGCAGTCAATACCTGATCCTCGACATAGACCACCTCAGCGATAATACCGACCTTGTTCAGCCGGTCCATCGAGGCGGCGTCCATCCCCCGGTCAATTTTCGAGGGGTACATATTGAACTGATAATATTTCCAGATGTTGCGGATGATCTCGGCCCGGACCATCCGAAGCACCCCGACCGGGTAGCGGTCGTTATAGATCGCCATGAACATCGCCTTTCTTTGGTAGAAATCAATGATATGGCAGGAATCGATGCCGAAGAAATTTGCCCCCCGGTCAATGAACGGCTTATACAACGGCCAAATATCCGCAGAAACAAGGTCATCGGACCCCATATTCATTATATAATCAGGTTTTGATATATCAAGAACAAGGTTGATCAGGGCATTTAACTTTGTTGAAACGGGGCTGTTCCGGTACTCGGAAACCTGAAAACCGCTGTTAAAGGCGATGTCTAACAGCTCTTTATGATCTTTATCTTCCGGCGATACAACACAATGATATGAAATTTCAACCCACGAGGGCGATTCTTTGATAAACCGCACGATGCTCTTGGCGTGCTTTTGCGTTATTTCCCACCGGCCCCACCAGGGACAGGCGATAGCCACTTTAACGGGGCGGTCCCATACAGACTTCACCGATTCCGGTACTGTTTCAGCAACGGGTTCCTGAATTTTCTTTTTTTCGTTCATTTAGATATTTTATATAGATGTTGTAAAAACTTTTGAATGAGCTGTATTTGCGACTGCCAAACGTGGCCTCATAAATCTGCTCCACGATCTCATACGCTTCTTCCTGTGTCCTGTAATTTGGCCGTATTTCCCAAAACGCTTTGATAAATCCATCAACCGTCAATAGCGCTTGTAAATGAGGTTCTAACCTTTTGCCGTGTCGCTTGACATAGGCATCAAGATATATCTGCATATCAGATTTGGTCATACGTTATAGGGTTAAAATTCCACGTTCATCATAAACTGAAGGGCCGGTCTGCTCACCGGTCATAAATTCCCCCAGCGCCATCACCAGCGCCACCATGCCATCAACTTTCTCGGTTGATTTCCCCCGGTCAATCTTGATATTCCCGGCAGGGTCCTCCCGTAAAAGTATGTTACTGCACATCCACCGCAGGACGGGATTACCGGCATGGATGATCTTGTCTTGATACACAAGTTTTTCAAGTTCCTTTGTCGGCGTGTTCATTGAAACGAACCCCTGCCCCATCGGGGACATCTTGAAGCCGTCCGCCTGCAGTCGTATTACAAGTTGTGATGCGTTATACCGGTCGTAGGCGATGGATTTTATCTGATACCGCTCGGCTAATTCCTTGATTTTCTCCTGTATATAATCGTAATCAGTTACGTTGCCGGGGGTTTCAATCATCAAGCCCTGCCTAATCCATGTATCATAATTCACCCCGTCTTTGCGGGTCCGCTCCCTGGCCGACAGTTCGGGAATGAAAAAAAACGGAAGCACGGCAAAGCTGCCATCCGTAAAAGGGAACAAAAGAACAAGGGCGCAAATATCACGGGTCGAGGCAAGGTCAAGCCCGCCATAACATTCCATATTAGCAAGTTCCGGCATTTCTTCCTTGCACGCCATCCAGTGTTCATCGGGAATCCACCGTATCTCGGACGTTGTCCATTGGTTCAACTGCAACCGGCGAAAGGTGTTTTCATAACTTGCTTCGTTTACAGCCCTTTGACATTCTGCCTTGACATATTCAGGTTTCAGAGAAATCCCTAAGTTCGGGTTTGCCTTTGCCCAGGTCAGGGTATTCTGAAAATCATCCTCCGGGTCCGCCTCGTATATAACCGGCAGGAAATTATCGTCCTTGATCACCCCGGCCTGAACTTTTTTGGCGTAATCGTATTGCTCATAGCAAATCGTGTTGCGGTCAAAGCCGGCAGTTGTAAAACTGATCACCATCGGTTGCCGGCGGCTACCGGTCGAGGTAGTCAGCACATCCCACAGGTCCCGGTTTGGCTGGGCATGAAGTTCATCAAAGATAATCCCGTGAGAGTTCTTGCCGTGTTTTGTCTTTACATCGGCCGACAATACCTGATAGAATGAGTTGGTTTTAGGATACATAATCGAATTTATATATATCTGGAACCGCCTCTGCATACCGGGGTCGTTACCGACCATGATCTTCGCTACCTCGTGTATCAACGATGCCTGCTTGTGATCGGCAGCGGCCGAGTATATCTCCGCCCCCGGTTCCTGGTCAGCGCTCATCAGGTAAAGCGCTATTGCCGCCCCCAAAGTTGATTTGCCATTCTTACGGGGGATGAAAACAAAGCACCGCCGGTATTTCCGCAACCCCGTTTCTGCCTCAATCCACCCGAAAAGCGGACGGATGATTTTTTCTTTTTGCCATTCGGCTAAAGCCAATGGCCTCCCAGCCCACTCCCCCTTGGCATGACTGCACCGGGTTTCAATAAACCGGACCGCCCGATCTGCTAATTCTTTCTTAAATATATATTTATCCGCCATTATTTAATCAAAAAATTCATCAGTTTTGTCGGCTAAGTTGCTTAAAGAGTTCAGTATCTTAGTTTGTGATGAGGGGGTAAGCCCAAATTCCGGGGCGATCCTGTTGGCGGCTGCCTGGGCATCAATAGAAATCCGATGCCAGGGGTTCTGTTTCGGCCCGTCCTTGCCCTCAATAACATCCCCCTCCTCTCTCAACATCCTTTCGGCTTTCAAGTGCCTGGAAATCAAAAAGCAATATGAAACAATACTCGGCATTCCTACTTCCTGTAAAATCCTGCGGTCCTGTAACCATTTCGTTATTGTAAAATATATTTCCTCGCCAACCCCGTCTAATTCCTTCGGCGGGGGCGGGATTTCTGCAATTACAGGAAACTCAACGTGCTGAATTTCACGGCATTTCTGAAATGTACCCTTTGCTATTTTAATTTTTGTAGGCAGTTTTTTTCTTCCTTTTGCCATTTTTCCCAATTTTGCACATATACACACGAACCTGAACGCTCGATGCCGAAAGCAAACGCTTTAAGGATTTTACCCCATACCCCTAAAAATATTAATTCTCCCCAACCTTATTTATTACTTTAATAAGAAACTCTGCAATCAATTCCTTATTAGGATTCAGTTGCGGGAGTATCTCTAATTCACAACCTAATGCCCTGTTGTATTGCTGGGCTTCGTGTATATAATCAAATTGGAAATGGTATGGCAATAGTTCATCGTTTATTATCTTCCAATTTTCATCATATATAAGATACCCAATATCATAACTAAGAAACGTCAGTCCTAATTCGTTTAATACAGACAGGGAATCGTGTTGTTCTGTTTCCTCGCTACTATCATAATACCCGCAAAACTCTATCTTTATTATGCCTGGCGAATCCATAATGGGTATAGGGAATATCTCATCTTCCTTTACGTTCTCCCCGTAAAGATGTGATAGATTCCAAAGGAAATAAATATCCTTTTGACAATCCGGGCATACATAACCAGATATAATCCTGTCGAATACCCCGATTATTAAACAAACCTCCCTGTCTTTATTATAGCAAAGATCATAAAGATTAAAGGGTAATATTCTTTTTTCTTTTTCCATTGTATATATGTTTAGTGTTCCTTTTCAGTAAATACTTTAAGTATATCCTCGAACCGGTTACGCATCCCCTTGTCAGTTGCGATCCAGTTTGTTATCGCCTTGTAATAGTGTGTGAATGTAGTATGATCTTTTATTAATCCTTTCGATGCAAAATAACGGATGATCTCGCTGTTCTTCATTCCTGATAAATCCCGCATCAGTTTAACAGCAATCATCCGGGGGATCAGGTTGATCTGTAACCTATCGTGGTGATAGATGTCGGAATGAGGGAAGTATTTGCATACTTCTTCAATTATCTTTTCCGGGGGCTGGTACTTTATTTTTAATCCCGGCATAAGGTAGGGCGATATGAATGTTTCTCTTGACATAATCTATCTGTTTATCTTTGATTCTGAACCGGACTTTTGATTGTGGCATTTCTCGCATAACGATTGTAGGTTATCCCAGGCATAGGGGTCGCCGCCCTGACTGATCGGCGTAACGTGATAAACTACCGAGGCGGGTACAATCATCCCCTTGCGTATGCACCAGGCACAGATAGGATTGGCTCGCTTGAAAGCAGCCCGCAGTTTCTTCCAGGCAGTTGAACTATAAAACGCCGAGTTGTCCACCCGCCGCCCTTCCTGCGGTTTCCTTTCGGGGATCCAGGGTCTTTTGGTTGTCTTTGGTATGTACGGCATAACTTATTAACTGATAGTTATTAATAACAAACTAATAAGCCACAGGACGATCAGCCCCGCATATATCAATTTATCTTTTAATGTATCTGATTCTGATAACAGTTTAATATCCCAAACTATTATCACCAAAAGGATTAACCCGTAGATGATCTTCATTCTTCTGTTTTTTCGAGAAACATATATTCAAACGCTACCCGGACATCACGGCCTTTGTACAGGGATTTATAGTGCTGCCGTTTCTTGTCGAGGTCGGCGAGGTCAATTTCTTCTTTGTTGCCGTCAATTATATCGGGGTGAGAACCATTGACAAAGACCCGTATTTTGCGTATTTGGATTTTCATTCTATCGGGTTAAGTTCATACCAGGATAAATTTTGTACCGGGTCGTAATGTTCCTGCCCGATCAGGTATGCACCTTCTTTTATTCCTTTCATTAAAATATTGAGTGCTAACTTAAAAGTCCTGCCTTGTGATACAGCGGTGCCCTTTATTTCGTGGTCGGTAACCTCGGCGATCATCAGTCGGGGGTTCTTGTGCTGGTCGTATTGGATCGAAAATATTATCTCGGCAAATTTCTGCTGTAAGTGGAGGAACTCCATCGCCCGAACCGATAACCTGCCCTGTTGTACCCTGTTGTTGTAATGACATACTGAATATATCACCACAACCGCCCGGCCGGGAAATTGCCGGTCAATTTTGTTTTTTCTTTCGGTTTTTGCCCCGATAATCATTTAAGGGTTAATTTAAGGGTTAATTTTGTTCTTGTAATGCTCAATCACCCGCTCCATTTTGTATTTGTAGTAATCCTCAAAGATTTCATAACCCTCTTTGTCCTGAACGTATAGCCGGTAAAATACATTGCGGAGCCGTTGTCCGGGTGATTTGTTTTCGATCTCAAAGTCGGTTTTCAGTTCCTCGATGATCGATATTTCTTTGGTCTTAAATTCATCTTCTTTGAGTGCCATCACCACTACGTTATGAACAGCACCGGCTAACTGCTGGATTTTCTCCGGGGTCAGTTCGTTAGTGCCAAAGACCAGCTTCCAGGAACGGTCAGCCCTGGAGGTCATATTTTCGAGGATGCAACCGATTATTAGCATTTTTTAATATTAATAAAATCAAAATGATTATTTATGGTAGATATATATTCCTTCACCGCCATAGATATAATTGAAGATAGTGAACCCGATTGAACCCGAAAAGCGGAAACTGTACAGAATATTCTGCCACCCGTTTCCCGGATTCGGTTGTTATCATTTCGGTATGTATCGGGCAGCCTTTCGATTTTATTTCTCCGATCCGCTGCGAAAGGGCATAAACACCTAACTCTGTAATGGCGGTCAATACCGTTAATTTCTTCCCGGTGAGAAGATACTCAAGAATTTTCTGTTGTTGAGGGGTTAATTTTTTCAT